AGCCCATGTTTCAATATGAAGTTCACTTGATAGTGGAAGGGTTAATACAGTACCATACTCAATAACAAAGTCAGCACCAGTGAGGTATAAGGTGTTATCATCTAATACTTTATCAACACTAACGGTTTCACTCTCATAGACAAGGTGTTCTGAAGTGTCTCCGGACGTGATGTTGACCTTACTACCACTTCGGAAGTACTGGTCACCACCTGAGCCACCTTGTATCTCCCCTGCGTCTGCTTCACTACCATCAGAGAACTTAATTACTAAGTGATTATCAAAGTCAACAGAAGCATCAACAATTGACACACCATCAGTACCATCGGTTCCATCAGTGCCTGAGTATCCCTTGTCACCCTTGTCACCTTTGTAACCAACACCATCGTGTCCTCTGTCGCCTTGTTCACCTTTGATTGAGACACCATCAGTGCCTCTGGCTCCATCCTTGCCATGCTTAAGACGCAGGGCTTTAATCTGTGCCTCAAGGTTGTCAAAGATAGCAACTAGTTTTACATCAGAACTTATCATCTCTTATAGCTCCTGAGCAGTGGACTCCATAGGTACACCCTGTACAGGTGCCTGTAGGCGTTGCATTAAGGCATTCTCAGCTACGTTAGGTTTAGAGTCACGTTCTTCTTTACGTTCCTTGATAATAACCTCACGTTCCTTCAGTATGCCCTCACTGACACGCATACGGCGCTCAAACTCCTTATCATCTTTGTCACCTGCTTGTAGGTTAGTTGTAATAGCCTTGATACGTGCTATCTCAGTCTCCTTAGGCACCGCTAGAGCTTCCTCATGCAACTTATGTGCCCTCATCTTAGATTCTTCTGCTTGTGAGTTGAGTGCAGCAGTCTGAGAGGCTTGGAAAGCTAATTCAGCCTGTCTACTCTCTTCCTGTGCCTTTTGAGCCTCTGGTGTGGGCTGTGACGCCTTGTCAATGAGTCCAATTAACTCTTCACGGTTAGAAACATTCATGTTATCTACGATTGACTTAAGCATTACAGGGTAATAGGGTGTGTCCTTACCCATAGTCTGCAATAACTGTACCATTTGGCTGACTTCATACTCACGAGCAATGATACCCAGTGTGGACGTAGCATTAAACTTGTAATCAGAGACAGGATAGAGCTCAGGCTCATACTGCATATAACGCCAAGCTGCCTTTCGTACAAAGGGTATCAAGAAAGACTCTTGGAAGTTAATCAAGGTGCGTTTATGACGCTTAATTATTGCACCTAGAGACATAGAAATGCCTGCAGCAGTAGCTTCACCGTTTATTTGACCACCAACACCAGAAGAGTCAACAGCACCTGTGCTTTGCTGAACCATTGACTGTAGTGCTGAAGCCTGAGCAAATGTTATTTGGCTTACATTGCCAAAGTTGAATGGATTGATGATCTCTCGTGGGTCACCATTGGTTAATAATAACTTACCAGCACGAATCTCTGGCTTTGTACCCCGTGGGATGCGTGTGGCGTCCATGGCTAGCATAGGGTGTACAGTTAACGCTAGTGCATCTATACGTGCGCGTAACTCTGCGTCCAGTGCTTTTTGACTGTTGTAACCTTTCTCACATACACCACGACCATAGAAGCGACTAGGAACAACATCCCAAGGGAATGCTACCACAGGGCGATCCTTCATCATGTATGGGCTTGGTTCAGCCTTGAGAATGTAACCTTCGTTGCCTATGATTACCACAGCTTCAATGTAATAACTTTCTTTATCATCTTCATCTAGCTCATAGTCCAGCTCTTGCTCTAGCAAATGACGTGGGACTAGACCATAATACTTAGTCAACCGAGTTTTATCATCCTGATGTACAGTTAGCTCACTGTCAGGTTCTAAGTTGAAGTCCTCACTTGCGTTGCCTAGGTAGACTTCACGGTAGACTCCCTGCTCTTGTAATTGTTCCACAAGGTGTGAGCTGACAAATTCATCAATAGCTACTCCTAAGGCTTCCTCAACATTAGTTGCTAAAGGATCAATACGAAAGTTTTGAGGTAGTACAGGACGTAGACGTACAATGGTACGCTTGCTTACGTTGACTCCCACAGCTTCCATAGAACCACCCATGACTTTCTCAGTCGCAGGTCTCATCTCATTTACTTCCTCAAGTACTACTTCACCTATGCCATTACCAAACACTGCTGAGTTGATTAAGCACTCACTAATGTCTCTACGGATCTTAGCTGCATCAAAGTCCTCATGTAGCTTGTTACGTAGGAAACCAATGTCTGCAGTCTCTGAGTCGCCCATGTTATCTTTAATGTCAAAGTACTTACCCCTACCAAAAGTAGCCTCTTCAATCTCAGCTACGTTGGATTCCACGGCCTGCTGAAGTGCTGGGGCAATGATCTGACTGCGTTCTGCGGAGCGAGTCTTGTCACTGGCAGCCCAAATACCACGCCACAGCCTATAGTATTCTTCATGCTTCTGTGCATAGTTGTTCTCGTAATAGTCACCCCAATCATTGACTTTAGTCATTACCCAATCTTCTAAGGATTGTTCGATGATGATGGGGTCTGTTGATTCGTTGTAGTCATTCATTTGCATAGTTAGTATCCACTAATTGAGTCGATGGTAATAAAGTCATCATATTCTTCAAAGTTACCAGCGTAGGTTACTTTAGCGAGTTGGTCTATATAAGCTAGGGAGTCTATTAGGTCATCATGGGTTAAGGGGTCTGGAAACTGGAAGAGTTCATCACAGAAGCGTGAGTGCCATTCCTTCTTCTTTTTATTAAGCGTTATGCGTCCATGTTCAAAGCGCCCCTGTAGGGCCCACATAATACGATCAGTCTTCTTTTGGTTACCATGAGTTAGTTCCTCTACTCTAAAGTAGAAGTTCTGACGCTTCATCATATCCATTATTGGTGACATAACAGCTTGCTTAGAGATACCCTTCTCTATACCTACTGAAAGAGGCTTATAGTCTCGTACAGCTTGAAATATCTTAGTTGCAGTTTCATCCAGAGTCCATCGTCCGTAGATTACGTCCTCAATGAACCATCCTTCTTCGTTGACATATACAATAGATATTGCTGAGTTATCCAAGCGACTAGTGTTACCTTTCTTCTTTGACACATCTTGGAATCCGGCTAAGTCAATAGCAATATAGTAGTCACCTTCTCCCTCAGGCTTAGTGCCAAAGTGTAACCACTCCTCTTTGAACATCTCAGAGCCTTGGTTCTTAAAGCTAGCCATAAACTCTTGTTGAAAAGCATGGGTAGACATAGATTTCTTAGCGGCATCGATCTCTTCATCATCTAATGTTTCATTGTCGTAGCTAGTGAAGTGCCATGCGGCAAAGGTAACATCATCATCACCAGACAGCTCAGCATACTTGTATAAGTCGTAGAAATGGTTACGACCCTTAGGTGTGCCTATGAATAAACAGCCTCCCTTTTGGTCAGCTAAGGCAGGTCTTAAGATTTCCTCAAACACCTCAGGCTTCATGTCACCATACTCATCCATGACTAGGAAGCGCAGGGACACACCTCGCATAGTGTCGGGTCTATCGGCTCCCTTAAGGGATATGGTAGCGCCATTGACTAATGTAATTTGCATATTGTTGATATGAGCAGCTGAGATAACTGGAGCACCTAGCTCTAGCAATAGCTTCCATAGTATGTCTCTAGCCTGACCTTGAGTAGGAGCAACATAGAAGACATGGGAGTTTGGTAGTGTAGCCTGCAGTGCATTGACAATGAGTAGCCAAGCAGCTAAGCGGGACTTACCACAACGGCGTCCTGCAGCTACTACTTTGAATCGAGTAGAGTCAGCCCATACCGTCTTTTGCCAGTCTAGAAGATTAATCGTTAGGTCTGACATTATACAACCTCATAATCTGCATCAGTTATATCGTCTTCAGCTGAAGAGACTGCCGCAGCACCTACACCAGTTATATTGATCTGTATGCTACTCTTGCCACCACCTTTGATTATCTCTTGTTCAAAGGCTGACGTTGGTGCTATACGATCTATGACTAACTTCCATGCACTTGCTTGATGCTTATGTTCATTGTCTAAGGCTGCACTAAAGATAGCATCCAAGACCTTAGCGGACTTAGGGGACGCAAGCATTCTATCTCTATATTCATTGATGACTGCTGCGGTGCCTTTAGGTCTGCCTATAATACCTTTAGGCTTCTTTAAAGCTGACTTAGGGGGTCTACCTTTCCTTTTGGGTGCTTT